AACGACCCCGAAAAACAGCAGATGAAACAGCAGATTGATGATATGAGGGCGCAGGGACAAAAGATGATGCAGCAGTTCCAGCAGCTTAAAATCAGCAAGGATTTTGACATTCAGAAAGAGCAAAACCGCCATGATGAAGAAATGGCCAAGATTCAGGCTGGAATTGCTAATGATGCTGATAAAAATGAAATTGGGGCTTATAACGCTGAAACGGGCCGTATGAAGGTTGACATGATGCCGCAGACCCCCGAATCAATCTTGACCGATGATGGTGAGATTGAAACGGACAAAGTTCAGTCAATGGAAAATATGGTGGGTGAGCTTCACCCCGGCGAAAACCCGCAGGTTCACCGTGGATTGGGTGAGCTTGGGATGAACCGGATGTACCAGCCGGAAATGGCCGAAAATGACATGGGGGAAGGTCAAATGGGGTATGAAGAAGAACAGCCCGAAATGGGCGAAACCGGGATGGGTGGTTAAATGACGTTCGGGGAAGCGTTACGCGAGGCAAGGGCAAACAGGGGCTGGAGCCGTAGCAGGCTTGTCATTGCTATTCGCGTAAGGCTTGCCGATAAGTCTTTAACCATTTCCGAGGAAACTATCAAAGATTTGGAAACAATCGTTGATAGAAAGCCACGGGACACGACTTGGCGGGTTCTTGTAAGGGTGATGCCGGAGATTTCCGGCTATTGCCCCCAATAACCCCTAAGTTATGCGTCCGTTATTGTAGCACAGTCGTCAATAAAAGATAAAGTTTTCAACATAACATTCAGGGGGAATAAACTATGGTCTTTAACACTTACAAACACAATCTGCATCTCAGTCCAGATGAAAATCTGGGCGGCGGGGCGGCGTTCGCTGACTCCCCTGAAGGCGGAGCCGCTCCCGCTCCTGCTTTTGACCCAGAATCGTTTAAAAGTGAAATCCTTGGCAGCTTTCGTCAGGAAATTGGCAATAGCTTTCAGAAGTTTATTCCCGAAATTGAAAACCGCCTTCGTCCGCAGGAAAAGCGCGAGGAAACCTTTAGTGGTGCGCCTTCCCTTGAGGACAAAAAGTATTTGAACGAATCGGGTGAGCTTGACCCCAAGGGTTTTGAGCGTTATTTGAAGGATGTTTCCAAGGCTGAACGGGCCGAATGGGAACGTGAGCATCAGCAGAGCCAGAGCCGCCTTCAGACTGAATCCAAGTTCCGTGAAGTTACCCGCGATCATATCTCGCGAGAATCCGAATACGAAAAGGCTAACCCCTCGTATCGGCAGGACGTAATGAAGGCTGGCGACATGGAGGTTAACCCCCGTGTTGGTCAGCGTATTCTGTCCTCCAAATACTCGGCAAATATCATTCATCATTTTGCCAAAAACCGAAATGATTTCTCGCGTTTTCAGGCGTTGTCGTATGACGACCCGGAATCCGCGCTGGAAATGATTGGTGAGCTTGGGTATCAGTTTAAATCTTCCGAAAATAACCAAACCCGTGTCCCTGCGCGTCCTACTCGCGGTGGATTTGGCAGCGGCGTAGCAAAAACACCTTCGCGTGGTGTCAAGGAAATCTTGGCCGAATGGCGAAATAATTAACACTTGAAAGGGTTAAATTATGTCTAACAATGTCAACATTACCGTAGTTAGTGACATTGCCTCAGCCAAGATGGTTGAGGCTCTGGTTGCTGATACTGATTCGCTTCTGAAGCAGGCCGATAAGTCGTATAGCTCGGATTTCGAGCAGAAGACTTTTTCGCCTTCCGGCGGTTCGATTCAGATTCCCGTTGCTGACCAGCCCCAGATGGCCGCGCAGCAGGTTGCTTTCCGCAACGACCCGCTGGCCATGCGTCAGGTTAACTTGGCGTACTCCAACTATACGACCGGTCTTGAGATCGGTGCTATCAACGAAACGTTTGACGCTGGCAAGGCTGTCATGACGCAGACCAACAAAGACCGTATGAAGTCTTTGGCCGCTAAGATGGCGCAGATTGGTTACGACCAGTTGTACACGACCGGTTCGTTTGTGTCCTCGATTGCCGCCGGTACGAACATTGCCACCTCGACCGATGTGGGTAAGTTCCGCTCCGCTCTGGCGAATATGTACGGCATGGACGGTTTGTACATGGCCGCTGCCCCGGAAGATGTGAACCTTCTGGCTGGCTCGGTTGCCGCTGCTTTCAACCCCACTGCGGTTTCGAGCAAGGCGTATGAGGAAGGCGTTGTGGGTCGCGTTGCTTCGGTTAACGTGTACGAATCGACCCTTATTCCTTACCACTCGAACGGCTCGGCTGTTGCTGATGGCCTGACGGGCATGAAGCTGGCTGCCAACGTGACTTCGGGTGCGACTAGCATCACGGTTACCGGCGGTACGACTTCGGGTACGATCACTAAGGGAACGATCTTCTACTTCTCGGGTAACGGCGTTACCACGGGTGCAAACGAAGTGAACCCCCTGACCCGCGCCAACCTTGGCTCGAAGATGGGCTTCTGCGTTGCTGAGGATGTGACCCTTTCCGGCGGTGCGGGTACGATTACCTTCACGCAGGCCATTTACGGCCCGGAAGCTGTCAAGTACCAGAACGTGACCCGCCTCCCTACCGCTAGCCCCGATCAGTTCGTGGCGATCTACGGTGCGGCTTCGACCACCTACCGTCAGGCGTTCTTCTTCCGCAAGGAATCGGCTCTCGCAATGGTCGGCCTCAAGCGCGCCGAGCTTATCATGAATCAGAATGGTTCCGCTGACTGGGACGGCCTGCCGATTCAGACTGCCGCCATTGGTGATGCCAACAACCTGATCAATATCTTCCGTATTGACTTCCTTGGTGGAGCCGCTATCAAGCAGTATCGCCACGTTCGTCGTGCATTCACCGCAGTCCTTTCCTAATAGGAGTATAGAATGAGCCTTAGAAACAGTACCGTTGAAACCCTCATCACCCCGGCGCAGATTCCTGTCATGTCGCCGGGGGGTGTGTATAACATGAACCTTACCGGCAATATGCTTTTGTCTGGTGTCTCGGCGGCTGACATTGTCACCGCGTTTGCTCCGGGCCATCGCTTTAAGATTCTGGCCGTGTACGCTATCTCTATCGTTGCGCCGACCACGGCTGCCAAAGCTGCGACTGTCACTACCTATATCGGCTCCACGGCTGTTACGGGTGGCGTTCTGTCTCTGACTACGGCGGCTCTGGCGACCAAGGGAACCGTTCTTTCGGGTTCCACGGTCACGGCGAATAACGAAGGCGCGAATACCGATACGATTACGCTGACCGGCTCTGCCGTGACTGCGTTTATTGAAGGTTCCGCTTCTATCGTGCTGCGTATTCAGAATCTTGATGGCTAATTAAACCAATGTGGGGGGTACTTGCAAATGGCATGGACATGGGAAGAAATTCTGACAGATGCTCTTTCTTTGTCGGGCATACTCGGTGAAGACCAGCAAGTAGACCCCGCAATGCTTGAGAGTGCCCGTGTAAGGGCACGCAAGCTGCTGGACGAACTAGACGGGAAAGGGATTGCCCTTCCCGTCTTTTCGACAGACGTTATTTTTAATACCGTAGCAGGACAGCCTAGATATGTTCTTGGCACGGGGGCTGACGCATCCCCGGCTTCTCCTATCAGGCCTGAGCAGATTTTAAATGCTCAAGTTCAGCTAGTCGGCGGGTCGAATCCTGTTTGGATTCCGCTTACCCGCTTGTCTTTTCTTGATTATCGCGATTATATCACGGTTCCGGGCAACCAGTCCCAGCCTATCAATTACACTTGGAATCCGGCATGGCCGCAGGGAGAATTGTTCTTCTGGCCCAATCCGAACCAAATTTACCCGATTCGCTTGACTTGTACCCTTAAATGGATTGACGTTGTTGGCAACCCTGACACGAATTGGTATGCTGATGCCGAGCTTCCTAGCGGCTATACGGACGCTTTTACGAACATTCTGGCCTACCGTCTGGCGCAATGGCGCAGGCTTACAGATTCAGAGGGTTCGCTCAAGTCCCGCGCAATGGAATCCATGTACACTATGACGACCTATTCTGCTGATAAAGTTCCTCGTATCAAAACCCGTCCTAGCGCGTTCCCGTGGGACATTGCTAAGGCTGGTATCAATCCGGGCCTGTAATGCAGACTTACGATATTCCTGTCTGGGGGCCGTCTAAAAACGTCCCGCAGGACAACCCCGAATACACGATGAATCTGTACCCTGAAAAGGTGTCAGATAGCGTTTTTACGCTTAAACGTAGGGCGGGGAATGTTGTTACGGGTTCTTTTGGCTTTTCCGGGGGTGGCCGTGGGCAGATTTCTGTTGGTGGCCGTCATTTTGGCATTCGTGGCAACTTTTTTTGCGAAATTGTAAATGGCGTTTCTGTAACCCGTGGTACACTTACAAGCTATCAAGGGAATTGTTCTTTGGTAGCCTGCCTTCCGCCTAACGGTGACGGGCAAATTTTGATTGTTGGCCCTGATTCCCAAGAGGGCTACGTTTTTGAAATTGTTAGCAATGTTTTTACGGTTTTAAACGAAACTACGCACGGATTTCTTGGCGGCGGCTCTCAATGCATATTTTTTGGCGGTCGGGCATTTGTTATCAAAAAAGGTACGGGGCAGTTTCAATGCTCTTTGCCATACAACTTTTTGAGCTGGCCTGCTGACGCTTTTGGTACGGCTGAATTTGATTCTGACGAGCTTTTGTCGCTTGAGACAAATGGCAACTACCTGTTGCTTCTAGGCCGCTATACGGGCGAAATGTGGGTGTTTCAGGACACAGTCCCCCTTCCGGTAGTCCCTACTAATTCGACCTTTAGAATAGGCATTCTGGCCCCGCAGGCGCATATCTGTTTTGAAAACGATTTTTACTGGTTTGGCGGCAATGCTGAAGGTAAAGGAATTGTTTACAAAATGTCTCCGGGCGGCGAACCTACGATTATTTCCGATTATTCCATTGACCGGAACATTTCGCCCCTGCCTAATCAATATGATGCATTTATGTACGCTTATCAGGATTTGGGACATAGGTTTATCTTTTTGACGTTTGGGCAGGGAAACAGAACCTTTGTTTATGACATTTCGGAAGGTTTTTGGCACGAAGAATCAACCCGCCTTGAACCTTCTGGGGTGTTTACCTGTCTGCCGTGGGAATCTGTCATTTTCCACAACAACAAACTTTTGGGCCTAAACCGGCTTAATGGCGAAATTTCGGAAATTCGGGACGACTTGTATACCGACAATGGTAGTCCTATTGTTCTTGAGCGCAAACTGCCAGTTTTTCCTAACGAGGGTAGCTGGAAAAACTATTACCGCGAAGTGGAGCTTTTTACCGAAATGGGCAACACTCCCGTTTCCACAGAATCCACCAGCGAAAACGTAGTTGTAGGTACAAGTTTGGTATCAAACCCTACGCTTTATAACAATGAAGCGCGGTACATTTACGTTGGGTACTACCTCGGAACAGAAATGTTTATTGCCTACGCTTTTAACAGCGCGGCGGCAAGGTCTAGTTACATTCAGGGCCAACAGGCTTATGATGGCTTTATGGGCTTTACGGTGGGCAATATTACGGATTCTGGACAAACGGTTGCTATCAAA